CTCCGGGTGTCGCGTGCGCAGTTGCACGTCATTCTCAGACGAACCGATGACTGGATGGATGGCCGCCGCAGTCGTCACACTGATGATACGGATGTGCTTCTCCGTATACACCATGTTATCGGAGAGCTGCCCACGTATGGTTATCGTCGGGTATGGGCGCTGCTTCGCAGACAGGCAGAACTTGATGGTATGCCTGCGATCAATGCCAAACGTGTTTACCGGATCATGCGCCAGAATGCGCTGTTGCTTGAGCGAAAACCTGCTGTACCGCCATCGAAACGGGCACATACAGGCAGAGTGGCCGTGAAAGAAAGCAATCAGCGATGGTGCTCTGACGGGTTCGAGTTCTGCTGTGATAACGGAGAGAGACTGCGTGTCACGTTCGCGCTGGACTGCTGTGATCGTGAGGCACTGCACTGGGCGGTCACTACCGGCGGCTTCAACAGTGAAACAGTACAGGACGTCATGCTGGGAGCGGTGGAACGCCGCTTCGGCAACGATCTTCCGTCGTCTCCAGTGGAGTGGCTGACGGATAATGGTTCATGCTACCGGGCTAATGAAACACGCCAGTTCGCCCGGATGTTGGGACTTGAACCGAAGAACACGGCGGTGCGGAGTCCGGAGAGTAACGGAATAGCAGAGAGCTTCGTGAAAACGATAAAGCGTGACTACATCAGTATCATGCCCAAACCAGACGGGTTAACGGCAGCAAAGAACCTTGCAGAGGCGTTCGAGCATTATAACGAATGGCATCCGCATAGTGCGCTGGGTTATCGCTCGCCACGGGAATATCTGCGGCAGCGGGCTTGTAATGGGTTAAGTGATAACAGATGTCTGGAAATATAGGGGCAAATCCAATGAAGCTGACTATGATCTGACGAATGTGACTGTTTCGAAAGAGATGGGACAGGATGCAATCGAGGCTGCTGAACTCTATTTTGAGCGCTGGGAACAGCTAAAGTCTGCTAGAGTTTCATGAATAAAATTAACGTTATCAAACCCGCTTCGGCGGGTTTTTTGCTTTCTGGAGCCTACTAAATGGCAGTATCTGACCAGACCCGCAGCGGCGACCTTGCCGAAACATTCAAATCTGAACGGGAAACAACAAAGAACCAGATCCGTGTCGCCTTGCCTGGCATTATTCAGTCATTCGATCCTGATGCGGTGACGGCAGTTGTGCAGCCTGCTATCCGTTCGGTTGAAAAGGATAATGACGGCAACCGCATTACCAAAAATTACCCATTGCTGGTGGATGTGCCAGTGGTATTCCCGCGCGGCGGAGGATGTACGCTAACGTTCCCAGTTAAAGCCGGTGATGAATGTTTGGTGATTTTTGCCGATCGTTGTATTGATTTCTGGTGGCAGAGTGGCGGGATACAGGAGTCGGTCGATGACAGAATGCATGATTTATCGGATGCGTTTTGTATTGTCGGTCCCCAGTCGCAGGCAAGGAAGATTAGCGGTATTAATACCAGTGCCACACAGTTGCGTAGTGATGACGGCAGCACCTATTTTGAGCTTAATCCTGATACCAGGAAAATTAAAATTGTCGCTCCAGGTGGTCTTGATGTGGTTGCCCCTCTGGCTGATTTTTCTGAGAAAGTAACCATTCATGGCCTGTTAACCTGGATGGGGGGCATGGTGGGGTCTGTGGTTTCTGGTGTGGCTTCAAAAATCACTGGTGCTGTTGAGTTTTTGGGGAGCGTGAAGGCTAATGGCAAGCCAATCGATGATACACACACTCATGGTGGTGTTCAGCGTGGTGGAAGCAGTACCGACGGGGTAAACTGATGCGATACAGACGTGAAGACGCCGATGGCGATTACACCTTTGGCAGCGGTGATGACACCTGGCTGATTAACTCGCCTGAGGCCGTAGCGCAGGCTGTGAAAACGCGATTCGAATTGTGGTATGGGCAATGGTTTCTTGATACCACAGAGGGAACACCGTGGATCCAGTCCGTGCTGGGCAGGCAAAAACCAGAAACTTACAACCTGGCGATCCGTAAGCGCATCCTCGAAACGCAGGGCGTTAAATCAATCCTCTCTTTCAATACGACGGTGGATACCACGACCCGACGTGTCATGTTTTCCGCTGAAATCGACACTCTCTATGGAATAACGACTGTTACATCGGAGGCGTAATGGCTCTGAACCTTGATTCTCTCGGTTTATCTGCAAAGGTAACCGCGGAGGGGATCAGTGCGCCTGATTATCAGACGATACTCAGCACCCTGATTAGCTATTTTCAGCAGATTTATGGCAGTGATGCCTACCTCGAACCGGACAGCAAAGACGGCCAGATGGTGGCTCTGATGGCGCTGGCGATTCATGATGCCAATAATATGGCGATAACTGTCTACAACTGTTTTTCACCGGCAACCGGCTATGGGGCTGCACTGACCAGTAACGTGAAAATAAATGGTATTTCACGTAAAGGCGCGACGAACTCTACGGTTGATTTGCTTCTTACAGGAACTGCCGGAACAACCATCATTAATGGCAGCGTGAAAGACAGTAATAATGTGATATGGCGTTTGCCTGCTTCAGTGGTGGTCGGCGTGGATGGTACAGTGATGGCGACCGCAACATGTTCCGTCAGTGGTGCAGTGGCGGCGCTGGCTGGAACTATCACTGAAATTAATACGCCAACCCGTGGCTGGGTTTCGGTAACTAATCCTGCTGCGGCTACTGTTGGCTCTCCGGCAGAAACTGATGCTGAGTTACGTATCCGCCAGTCGCAAAGTGTTGCGTTGCCATCAATAACCCCATTTGAAGCACTGGATGGTGCTGTTTCTAATGTTCCCGGTGTAACCCGCCACAAACTCTATGAAAACGATACTGGTTCGGAGGACGGTAACGGGTTACCGCCACACTCTGTTGCTGTAATTGTGGATGGCGGTGATGTGACGGATATTGCTCAGGCTATCAGAGGGAATAAAGGCCAGGGGACAGCCACTCACGGTACAACATCCGTTACGGTTCCGGATAAATACGGCAATCCCCATGTAATCAAATTCTCGCGTTCCAGTGATGTGCCTGTTTATGCCCGGATTAAATTAAAAGTTTTTACGGGTTATACCTCACAGATAGGGCAGCAGATCCAGCAGGCTATTTCCGACTATATCAATAGTTTGACGATTGGTGATTCGGTCCTTTTAAGTCGCATTTACTCACCGGCGAATCTTGGCGTGGTGAGTGGCGGGAATGCACGCTATTACGATATTCAGGAACTGACGATTGGGAAATCCCCGGGGGCTTTGTCGTCATCAAACATTGATATCAGATACAACGAATCTGCGTCCTGTACCCCGGAAAATATCGTTATAACGGTGGAGTCATGAGCAAATACACCGAACTAATCACGAACTACCACGCCACCAAACCTAAATTTCTTGCGCATGTTGATCTGATGACCCGGCCGCTTATTGATGTTGCGGCTGCCACCAGAGGGCTGATTACTGCATTTGATATTGACTCTGCGGTTGGTGTGCAACTTGACATTCTGGGATTGTGGATCGGACGTAGCCGTGTTGTCAGCCAGCCTATCTCAGGTGTCTATTTCAGCTGGGATACCGACGGGCTTGGATATGATCAGGGGGTATGGCAGGGACCATACGATCCTGATTCCGGATACATGTACCTCAGCGATGAAACTTATCGTGTCATTCTTAAAGCGAAGATTGCGATTAATAACTGGGATGGACGGAATGATTCGCTTCCGGCAATTCTTGACTCTGCAACAGCAGGATCCGGGCTGCGAATGCAGATAGTCGATAACCAGGACATGACGATATCGGTCTGGGTCTTTCCTGATACTGATATTTCAGATGTATCGCGTGAGTTAATTGCGGCAATTAAACAGGGGTATCTCACAGTAAAAGCTGCCGGGGTATGGGCGGGTGGCATTGAAACACCTTCGGTGGAAACCCCATCGGAAGGCTCAAAATTTTTTGGTTTTGATATGGATAACGAATTCATCAGTGGTTTTGATGTAGGAGCATGGGGAGTATTACTCTGATGGCGAAAAATGACTTTAAAGCGTTTGCAACGGATCGAAATGCCAATGTTATATCGCAGGAGGAATGGGAAGCGTTGCCCGCGCTTTTATCCGGATTTACAGCAGGGAAAGCCTCCAGTGCGCAAGTCAATAAGGTTATTCGGCAGGCCAGCTTTATTGCTGCAGCTCTGGCCCAGTTTGTAAGTGATAAAACGCAACGGGATGTGCTTGATAATGGTGATCTGCCCGGTTTTGTTGAATTGCTGGGATCGGGGTTTGCTGTTGAATACCTGAGCCGCAATAATCCGTTTGGTGATATCAAATCGGACGGCACGGTACCAACGGCTCTCGAAAACCTTGGTTTGGGAGAAGGCTCTGCATTACCTGTTGGTGTCCCTGTTCCGTGGCCTTCAGCCACTCCGCCAACAGGCTGGCTGAAATGCAATGGTGCGGCTTTTTCTGCTGAAGAATACCCGGAACTGGCAAAGGCTTACCCGACAAATAAATTACCTGATTTACGTGGTGAGTTTATTCGTGGCTGGGATGACGGAAGAGGAATTGATACTAACCGTAGCTTGCTTGCATCACAGGGCGATGCCATTCGAAATATAATTGGTGCATTAGTAGATGTCAGGTTTAATACCTATCCTTCTGATTCTGGCGTTTTTACAACCAGCGTCATCGGAGATGCTTCATCTGATTCAATTAAAGGTGGTTATGCAAAGCGAGTAACATTTGATGCTTCCAGAGTTGTTCCAACTGCAAACGAAAACCGTCCTCGAAACATTGCCTTTAATTATATCGTGAGGGCTGCATAATGGATTACGCTGTATTAAATAACGAATTTATCGCCACCCAGGCAGGAAATATTACGGTTTATAACTATGATGGTGAAACACGGGAATATATTTTCACATCAACTGAATATCTTGCTGTGGGTGTCGGCATTCCGGCATGTTCCTGTTTAGATGCTCCTGGCTCATACAAAACTGGTTATGCAATCTGCCGATCTGCAGATTTTAACTCATGGGAATATGTGCCAGACCATCGCGGTGAAATCGTCTTTAGCACCGAAACAGGAGAATCAAAAGAAATCACAGCTCCGGGTGATTACCCTGATAATACAACCACTATCGCCCCGTTAACGCCATACGATAAATGGGATGGTGAGAAATGGGTGACAGATACTGAGGCACAGCATAATGCCGCAGTAGACGCGGCAGAAGCACTGCGCCAGTCACTTATTGATGCAGCAATGGCTTCCATTAGTCTGATTCAACTGAAACTACAGGCCGGACGGAAGCTGACGCAGGCAGAAACCACCCGACTTAACGCTGTGCTGGATTACATTGACGCGGTGACGGCAACAGATACCAGCACCGCGCCGGATGTCATCTGGCCTGAACTGCCGGAGGCGTAGGCCATTCAATATCTGGCGCACTGGAGGAATCAACCAGTTCCAGTGCGTCCAGATAATCCAGCCACAAATTATATTGCGCCAGTTCCTCACCTTTCAGACGACCAATAGCCGCTTTACCAGGCCATTGCCTGCTGTTCATGTGCTCGTTGGCTTCATTAATAAGTTTTCCTTTTTTCAACTCTGCCAATGCAATAAGGTTTTCTTTTGATAAAGGTGGTTGCTCTGTCAAAACCGGATATCCCTCCTGATTGCTGACTATTTTCATGCCATTATCCTGACCATCCAGTAGTGATAGCCATTCATCCGTGGTTATCTCAACAGCATCTGAAGGTGCTTTATTTAAATCGGTAAAAAAACCATTTTCTTTTTGTGAATAGAAGTATCTGTCCATTTATCAATCTCCAAAAGCAATCCAGTAAGCAAAAGGATTTATTCCTTGCTCAGTCACAGATGACATCAGGGAAAATTGCGATGGTGAAACAGGTAATGCTGCAAAACTAACCATTGTTGACGCACCTGACCGTGCATTATCGTACGATGCAACAACACAATAATTGGTATTGCTGAAAGATATCGGCAGGG